CGATAGATGGATTTATAAAGAAGTACACCCTTACATACATGAAGCAAATAAAGCAGCTGGTTGGAACTTTGATTGGGACTGGTCAGAAAGTGCTCAATTTACAAAATATGGTGTTGGCCAATATTATGGTTGGCATTGTGATAGTTGGATACAACCGTATCAAAGAAAACAAAATGAAGATGGTAGTTGGCCAATGGATCATGGCAAGATAAGAAAATTATCTGTAACTATATCTTTAAACGACCCTAGTGAATATGAAGGTGGTAATTTAGAATTTGATTTTAGAAATGACCATGATTTTGAAAGAAATAAAAAAAGACCTATAAAAGCTTGTACAGAAATAAGACCAAGAGGTTCTATCATTGTATTTCCAAGTTTTTGTTGGCACAGAGTAGCGCCAGTAACAAAAGGAACTCGTTATTCGTTAGTAATGTGGAACCTAGGACGCCCTTTTAGGTAACATATATATAATTGAACAGGAGAATATAGTATGACAGTATCAACAAACAAAGATGTAATGGAAACACATCATTATTTTAGTACACCAGTGTACTCTATAATGAAACCAGAGTGGTTACCCAGTGCAATCAAAGCAACAGATAAGTTTATAGATGAAGCTTATAAAAGAGAGAAACCTAAATTAAAAGAACGAAAAAAGTTTTTAGGTAATAAAGATTATCTAAAAGTAAAAGACCATGGAATGAGTTATCACTCAACGCCTTTAAATGGCGATCCTGGATTAAAAGAATTAGAAGCATATATTGGAGCAACTTCATTTAATTTATTAGATGAGTGGGGTTATAACATGGACCAATATACAATGTTCTTTACAGAGTTTTGGGTACAAGAGTTTTCTAAAAATGGAGGTGGTCACCACGATACTCATGTTCATTGGGATAATCATATATCAGGTTTTTACTTTTTAAAAGCTTCTGACAAAACATCAATGCCTGTAATGGGCGATCCAAGAGCTGGAGCAATGATGACTAAACTTCCACAAAAAGATGGAAGTAAAGTATCAATGATGTCAGATCAAATACACTATAAACCTAAACCAGGTATGTTAATGTTTTTCCCTGCATATGTTCCACATCAATTTTCTGTTGATGATGGCGTAGATGATTTCAGATTTATTCATTTCAATTTACAAGCAGTTAGAAATATTATCGTAAACGCAGCTAAAGGAATAAGATAATGAGTAAAGCTTTGTTTAAAAAGAAACACTATCTAGTCATAAAGAATGCGATTGATCCTAAGGTTGCTAACTTTGTTTACAATTATTTTTTGATGAAACGACAAGTTGCTCAAACATTTTTTGACTTTAGATATATTTCACCATATAGTGAAGAATATGGAACATGGAAAGATGATCAGATACCTAACACATATTCACATTATAGTGATATAGCCATGGAAACTCTTTTGTTAGCTTGTCAACCTAAGATGGAAAAACTTACAGGAATAAAATTAAATCCTACCTATTCATATGCTCGTATATACAAAATGGGTGATGAATTAAAAAGACACAAAGACAGATTTAGTTGTGAAATATCAACTACTATGAATTTAGGTGGTGATGAATGGCCGATTTATTTAGAGGCTAAAAAGAATGTTGGTTTACCTGAAGATGGTTTCCCAGCAACATCAGATAATAAAGGACAGAAAGTCATACTAAATCCAGGTGATATGTTAGTTTACAAAGGCATGGTATTAGAACATTGGAGAGAACCCTTTATAGGGAAAGATTGTGCTCAAGTATTTTTACATTATAATAATCAATTTTCTCCAGGAGCAGATGATAATATCTTTGACCAAAGACCTCATGTTGGGTTACCAAGTTGGTTTAAAGGTAGAAAAATAAACTCATAAATAGTATTATGAGTAAATTAGAAGATAAGGTAAATGAAATTTTAGGAATTGACACTCCTGAGCCTACAAAAGAAATAGTTAAACAGGAATTTAAACCTGCTGTTCCTAGAACAGAAGATAAAGAAGCTCCAAATGTAGATAACGACTACAAGTATAGCAGAGAAAACTATTATAATCTTATAGAACGTGGACAAGAAGCAATAGAAGGTATATTAGATATTGCGAAAGAGGGACAACACCCTAGAGCTTATGAAGTCGCTGGTCAATTGATAGGACAAGTTGCTACAACTGTAGATAAATTACAAGACTTAAATAAGAAATTAAAAGACTTAAAAGAATTACCTAAAACAGCAAATGCGAATATTAAAAACGCATTGTTTATAGGATCAACAGCTGAGTTACAAAAGATGTTGAATAAAAAAACTGTAGAAACAAACAGTGAGCGTAAAAAAGAAAATGAAAACTTTGAAGGCAAAGATATTACACCCAAAGAAACAAACACTAAAGATTAGTGAACTAACTTACAATCAGCATTATGAAAAATATAATGTTAAATTAGATCAAGGTGTAGATAAGATAACTGATGTTATGGAACAACCAATAGAAGTCTTTAAACATAAGATTAGTGATACACCTAGATTAGGTGCGTTAGGTAAAGTATACAAAGAAAAATTGTTTAGTGTTCACAAGGGTGGACAAAGAGTTACTAGAGCTGTTCAATTAGGTTATACCCATATAGAGGCAATCGTTTATGAGTGAAAACGCTTACCTTGGTAATCCTAATCTCAAAAAAGTAAATACACCAGTAGAGTATTCTGAAGATGAAATTTTAGAATATCAAAAGTGTATGAAAGACCCATTATACTTTATGGAAAACTATGTTCGTATTGTATCACTTGATGAAGGTCTTGTACCTTTTAAGATGTATGGCTTTCAAAAGAAAATTGTTGAAACAATACACAACAATAGATTTACAATTTGTAAATTACCTAGACAGTCTGGTAAATCAACTACAACTATTTCTTATCTTTTACATTATGCTTTGTTTAATCCTAATTCAAACATTGCGATACTAGCAAACAAATCATCTACTGCAAGAGATATATTAGGAAGACTACAACTTGCTTATGAAAATTTACCGAAGTGGATGCAACAAGGTGTAATCAATTGGAACAAAGGTAACATTGAATTAGAAAACAAATCAACCATAGTTGCTGCTGCTACATCTTCAAGTGCTATTCGGGGAGGTTCATATAATATTATATTCCTTGATGAGTTTGCTTTCGTACCAGCAAATATATCTGAGCAATTCTTTAGTTCAGTTTATCCTACAATTTCTTCAGGTACAAAAACAAAATTAATTATAGTATCTACACCTCATGGTATGAATCAGTTTTATAAAATATGGACAGATGCTGTTAATAAGAACAATGATTATATTCCTATCGAAGTACATTGGACAGAAGTACCAGGAAGAGATCAGGCATGGAAAGAAAAGACAATTAGAAACACAAGTGAGGAACAATTCTCACAAGAGTTTGAGTGTGAGTTTTTAGGTTCAGTCGATACTCTTATCTCACCAGCAAAAATTAAGAATACGGTTTACATAGACCCACTTCAATCAAAAGGTGGCTTGAGAATGTTTAAGAGACCTGATAAAGATAAATTATATGTTGCATGTGTTGACGTAGCTAGAGGTACAGGTAAAGATTACTCTGCGTTTATAATATTAGATGTAACTAAAAATAAAGATGGTAAAATATTATATGAAGTGGTGGCGACTTATAAAAACAATGAAGTCAAACCATTTGTATTTCCAAACATAGTGGCTCAAACTTGTAAGGCGTATAATGAAGCACATGTACTAGTTGAAGTCAATGACTTAGGTCAATCTATATCAGAGGCGATGCACTATGAGTTAGAATATCCTAACATATTGATGACTACTCAAAAGGGTAGGGCGGGTCAAATACTTGGAGCAATGTTCTCAGGTAGAGGTACGTCATTAGGAATAAGAATGACAAAACAGATAAAAAAGGTTGGTTGTGCGAATTTTAAGACGCTTATGGAGGGTGATAAACTATTAATCAATGACTTTAACATAATTGAAGAAATGTCCACTTTTTCTCGTAGAGGTAACTCATGGCAGGCAGAAGAGGGGTGTAATGATGACTTGATTATGTGTCTAGTTATATTTGGCTGGTTATCTAATCAACCTTACTTTAAAGAATTATCAGATTCAAACATTAGAAATCAGATGTATGAAGAACAACAAAAATTGATGGAACAAGATATGGCGCCTTTTGGATTTGTAGATAACGGGATTGATGAAATCACAGATGAAGACACAATAGATGAATATGGAACAAAGTGGTATCCTGTCGTAAGAAAGGGTCAATAACTGTAGATTAAGGTTATTATAAATATCTACAATGACAAAAAGTTTGACTATGGACATAAGAAAACTTATGAATTTTGATAAAACTAAATTTAAAGAGGAGAATTAACCAATGGCATTTCAAGTATCACCAGGTGTTCTCGTACAAGAAAGAGACTTAACAAATATAATTCCAGCAGTATCAACAAGTATTGGTGCTTTTGCGGGTCAGTTTGCTAAAGGTCCAATTGATGAGATTGTTTCAATCTCTAGTGAACAAGAATTAGTAGATACGTTTGGGAAACCTGACTCAAGTACATTTGAGTATTTTTTCACAGCGGCTAACTTCTTACAATATAGTAATGCTTTGAGGGTTGTACGAGCCCAAAATACTTCAGTAACAAATGCGACAGCTTCAGGCTCTAGCATATTGATTAAAAATACTGATGATTATACAAACAATTACTCTACAGGTCAAGGCTCAGTAGGTACGTTTGCTGCTAGAACTGCAGGAGTACACGGAAACAGTTTACTAGTATCAACTTGTCCGTCTGCTTCAGCTTACGAAGAAATATCAACTTCATTAGTTGCTTCAACTTCAACAACAAACGCAGTAGGTAATACTACTATCGCAGTTGATGAAGGAGACAATTTTAATGTTGGAGATATTATTCAGTTTTCTACAACAGCAAGTACAGAAGACTTTGACGATGGAGAATTTTATAGAATAACAGCTATTACAAGCGAAACTTTAACATTCGTTCAACACCCTAGAGGTTCGGGCGGATTAAAAAGAGTAATTGCAGACGATAGTAAAATCAAAAGAAGATGGAGATATTACGATTCAGTAGATAGAGCTCCTGGAACTACAGCATGGACAGCAAATAGAAGCGGTTCAGGTGATGAGATCCATGTAGTAGTCGTTGATGAAGATGGCGTAATTTCAGGCGAACCAGGAAGAGTGTTAGAAGCTTTTTCTAGTATGTCAAAAGCAAGTGACGCTAAAACTCCACAAGGCGATAACAATTATTACCCAGATGTGATCTACAATAAATCAGCTTATATTTATTGGATGGACCACAATACTTCTGGTACTAATTGGGGTAACGCTGCTACTGGAACAACTTTCACAGCAGTAAATACTCCTACACTTGAATCTTTATCAGGTGGCGCAGCAGGATCAACAGTAACTGATGGTCAACTATTAACAGCATACGATAAATTTTCAGATGCTGAAACAGTTGATGTTGGTTTAATTATGGCAGGTCCTTCTGGAAGTACAACTCACGTTGACAATCTAATCACTATTGCAGAGAATAGAAAAGACGCTGTTGTATTTGCTTCACCACAAAGATCAGATGTAGTTAATATCACTAACTCAAATACACAAATGACAAATGTAATCGGATTCTTTAATGCAATCAGATCATCTTCATATGTTGTTTTTGATAGTGGTTACAAATATGCATACGACAGATACAATGACGTATATAGATTTGTTCCATTAAATGGTGATATGGCAGGTCTTTCTGCGAGAACAGATACTGTTGCAGATAGTTGGTTTTCACCAGCTGGATTCAACAGAGGTATTGTTAGAGGCGCTGTTAAATTAGCGTTTAACCCAACTAAAGCTCAAAGAGATCAACTTTACCCAGCACGTATCAACCCAGTTGCTACGTTCCCAGGTCAAGGTACGGTCTTGTTTGGCGATAAGACAGGTCTAACAACTCCAAGTGCTTTTGATAGAATAAACGTAAGAAGATTGTTTATTGTATTAGAGAAGGCAATTTCAACTGCTTCTAAATTCCAATTGTTTGAGTTCAATGATGAATTCACAAGAGCGAACTTTAGAAATATCGTTGAGCCTTTCCTAAGAGAAGTACAAGGCAGAAGAGGTATCACAGACTTTTTAGTAGTATGTGATGAAACTAACAACACAGGCGAAGTAATTGATAGAAATGAATTTATAGCTGAGATATTTATTAAACCAGCTAGAAGTATCAACTTTATTACATTATCTTTCGTTGCAACAAGAACCGGCGTTTCGTTTGACGAAGTAGCAGGTTAGTAGAGGAGAAATAAAAAATGGCAAACATTAATGACTTCAAAGCTAAACTTGCAGGCGGTGGCGCAAGAGCCAACCAGTTTAAGGTAACGATGCCTTTCCCTGGATATGCAAGTGTTGGCGGAGAAATAGAAGACTTTGCTTTCTTATGTAAAGCTACTTCATTACCAGCTATGACAATAGGTAACATAGATGTTAAATTTAGAGGTAGAGATATTAAGATTGCAGGGGATAGAACAATAGATGCGTGGACTGTAACTGCTTACAATGATACAAATTTCAGACTAAAGAATGCGTTTGAAAGATGGCAGAACGGCATTAACAATATGACTGACAACGAAGGTTTAACTAACCCAGTTGACTATCAAGTTGATGCGTTTGTAGATCATTTAGACAGAAACGGTAATACTATAAAATCTTACACACTGAGAGGGGCTTTCCCTACTTCAGTTGGTGGGATTCCATTAGACTACGAAACAACTGATGCGATTGAAACTTTTGATGTGACTTTTTCATATCAATACTTTGAATCAAATACTACTACTTAATCTTAAATTACTAGGGGGAGTAAAATCCCCCTTTTAAGAACTAGTATAAGTATTATAAACAAAGGAAATATAATATGGCTGAATTATTTGGTTTTAGTATTACAAAGCTAAAACAAAAAGCGGATCCAAAACAAAGTTTTACAACTTCACAGGCTGATGACGGAACACAAACCGTATCGGCAGGAGGACACTTTGGTTCTTATTTGGACATGGAAGGTACTGCGAAGACAGAACAAGACCTTATCCGTAGATATAGAGAAATAGCAATGCACCCAGAATGCGATATGGCAATAGAAGATATTGTCAATGAGGGTATTGTTGCGAATGAATTGAAAGACGCAGTAAGAGTTATCTTTAATAATCTACCTTACGGAAGAGATATACAAAGAAAAATAGAAGACGAATTCCAGGAAGTTTTAAGATTAATGAACTTCAATACAAGAGGCCATGACATCTTTAGAAGATGGTACGTTGATGGTCGTATATTCTATCAAAAGATTATTGATAGAGAAAATTCTAAAAAGGGTATAGTAGAATTAAAATATATTGACCCAAGAAAAATTAAAAAGATTAGGGAAGTCAGAAAGAAAAGACCTGATGTTCCTAGTCCGTCAGCTCTAAACAGTTTAGCTGTTGTAGATGAATATGTAGAATACTTTTTATTTAATGAAAGAGGTGTGTCAGGAACTACTGGTACCGCAGGTATTAAGATAGCACCAGATACAATCGCATTTTGTCCGTCAGGTATAATAGATCAAAATAAAAATATGGTCTTATCATACTTACACAAAGCGATTAAACCTACAAACCAATTGCGTATGATTGAAGACGCAGTGGTCATTTATAGAATAGCAAGAGCACCTGAAAGACGTATCTTTAAAATAGACGTTGGTAATTTGCCTAAAGCAAAAGCCGAACAATATTTAAGAGATGTCATGGCGAGATACAGAAATAAATTAGTATATGACGCTGGTACAGGTGAGATTAGAGATGACAGAAATTATATGTCATTGCTTGAGGACTTTTGGTTACCAAGTAGAGAAGGTGGAAGAGGCACTGACATAACAACTTTACCTGGTGGACAAAACCTAGGTGAAATGACAGATGTAGAATATTTTAGAGCGAAATTATATCGTTCATTAAATGTTCCTGTTAGCAGATTAGAA